TTAATAAAAATTAATAAAAATATAAAAAATGAATGAAATTTCTAAAGTTATATTATTTATAGTTATAATAGTATTTTTCGCATTAGTAATATTAATTATTATAGAGAATAATGAATTATTTATTGAATATAGAAATTCAAATTTAAATAATAAAAAATATGGTATCCAAGAAGAATTTAATAAAAGTGATGAAGCAGTTGAGCTTCTTGCAAAATTACATACACATATGAATGAATTTGTTAAAGATTTACAAAAAAATAATCCTAATGATGAGCGCGTAATTCGTTTAGTAGAAGGGTTTAATAGAGCTAAAATAGAAGAAGCACCTAATGATGATGGTTCTTCATATACTATAAATAAAGGTGATTTAATAGCACTTTGTCTAAGACATAAAGAAAAAGGAAATCCATTTCATGATTATAATACTCTTTTATTTGTTATAATTCATGAAATGGGACATATTGCAAGTATTAGTGAAGGACATAATAGTGAATTTATTGAAAATTTTAGATGGTTATTAAAAGAAGCAAAAACTCTAGGATATTATGAACCTATTAATTATCAAAATTCACCTATAACATATTGCGGTGTTAAAGTTACAAATAATCCTTATTTTAGTTAAGTTATTTTATTCATCAAGAATTAATGGATTTTTTAAATCTAGACCTTTTATTGTTTTTTCATAATCTTTCTTTTCTTCAACTGTTTGGTATTTTTTACCACATACACTTAAACCTCCGGGTATTCCTACACCTCCTCTTTCACCCTTATTACCAACAGGGCCATCAGAACCAGGAGCTAATTTAACTTTACTAAATGACATAATTAAAAAAACTAATATTATAATATTTACAAGTAAAGCAATACCAAACATACGGATAGCATTCAAGTTTTTACTTCCTACAAATAATCTATCTATAAATTGTAATCCAACTAAACCTGATATTAATATACATAAACTTACAAATATAAATATTGGTGTAAATAAATCTTTAAATGATGACATTCCTTATTATTTATATATATATATAATATTTTTTTATAATTGTTTATAATTTTTTATAATTGTTTATAATTATTTATAATTTTTTATAATTGTTTTGTAATTATTCATATTAAACTTTGCTCTTAATATCTGTAAAATATAAATTCATTTGTTCGTATATTTTAACCAACTGTTTTAATCTAGATGTAGTAAATTCTTCTAGATTCATATCATTTATTTTTGTTTTATAATCTTCAATATGACCGCACAATTGTCCTATTTGTGAATCCATAAGTATTTCATATTGTCTAATATTTTGCATTACCTGAGAATATTTTTGTGAATCAGTAGCAAAATCATCAGTAAAATTATTAAAGTCGCCTATTTTTACTGTTAAATCTTTAATTATAGATTCTCTATCTTTATCAAGTGGAAATGTACCTAAACATTCATCTTTAATTATATATGTTGTTTGTGTTGGAGGTAATAACATTTTAGAAACCATAATTATTGATTCTTGTATTTCATTAAGAAGTAATCCGCCTTCTGCAATGCCATCTGAATCTATTGCAATTCTTGATTCTATACCATTATCAAATATTATATTAACAATATCCAATAAATTATTTGCATTTTCTATTTCAACTGATATAGTTAATAATTTATCATTAACTGTATTATATATCATAAGTAATTTTGGTGGTAAATGACGTTCTTTTGTTGAGTCATAAGTTGTATATTTATTTTTAATGTCTCCATTTTTTTTTTTAATTTGTATAGCTATGCTTGATTTTTTTACCAAATCTTGATTATATGTTTCATATGCTTTATTTGTATTTTCAATAGTACTCATCAAATCACCAAATGTAGCATTTAATGCATTTATACTTGTGAATTCTGGAACTTGACTTTGATATTTATTAAAATAATATACAATTTCTTTTCTTAATTCTATTTCATAATGTTTACATATTATTGCAGATACTAATATTTTTGGTATTTGCAATGATTGAAGTAAATTAGATGCTTTAATTTTATATTCTGTACTTATATTACCATATTCATTTAATGCATCATATGTATTATTATACATATTAAATACAAAAGATTTATTTTCTAATTTATTATTATCATTAACATTGCAATTTGTAATAAATGTGTTTAACGGAGTTCTCCAAACACTAAACATTTGAATATCATTTGGTGTTTTATTTTGTATTAAATATGTATCTGTTTGAGTATAATCTAAATTACTAGTTTCATCACTAAAAGTTAAGGCTCCTATATATAAAAATACAAGTATTAATTCATTAGATTTAACTGGTTCAAGACAAGATTCTTTAATAGTTGCCACATCACTGAGTTTTGGTGTAGATGTTCCAGAACGACATATATCACCCAATGGCATATAATTATGTGTTTCTTTTGAATTCTTAAATCCACTATTATCTGTAATACTTTGACCTACAGGTCTCCATATTGTATATGTATCAGTATCTTGATTATCAGAATTATATAATGTAAATGTTATTAATTTATTATAAGTTGATGGATACATTATATCACCAGAAACCGTAAATGAATTTAAATTAAAATTTTCGAGACCTCCATATACAGAATCCCCCAAAGACATATAACCTACTTTACCAATGGGATTTCTAAATATACCATAAGTAGTATTAGATGCTTTAGTAATTGTATCATTAATTACTTGTACTAATTGATATATAATACTAGTAGGTGTCATTAAAGTTCTAAATTTAGCTACTGCTTCTGTATTTTTTGTTTCTATTGTTTTACCAAGAATAATGCCATTTACAAAACTATCATATGCAATATTATTACCATTATCAATAATATTTTGGAAAAAATCGGCGTTATCACTAATTAATTTAAAATCTGTTGTAAATATACTTAATTTACATATTACATCATTTTTTCTTGTACTTTGGATATATATATTATTTTTACAATAAGCACAGGAAATTGACTTACCTTTTTTACCCATTTTACCTTTTTTACCTTTTACACCTTGTGGTCCTACAGTAGTTGTTGTTTTTTTACTATAATATATAAAAATAATTAATATTGTAGCAAGATTTAATACTGCTACAATTATAAACCAAGACATACCACTTTTCATATAAGATATATCAAAAAAATCTCGCATAAAATACCCACCAACACATAATACTACTATTACAATTACAATTATTGCTATTTGTAACCATAATGGTATATTTATTTCAAATGCAGATACTGAATTTACAAATTCGGAAAGTGAATCGAACATTACAGCTTTTAAAAAATTCGTGCCAAAACAGAATTTAAGAAATTCCTCGAGAAAATTATAAAGTAGTATAACAAATATATACTATTATTAGTTATTAGTTATATATAATTAAGATATTTATGGGTTTAATAAAAACTAATTATCTAGAAATATTAATCTAGAAATATTAATCTAGAAATAAAAAAAATAAAAAAATAGAAAAATAGAAAAATATAATTTTATAAAATAATTCAATAATTAAATTATTAAGTTTTAAGCTTTAGTTGCTTTTTCCTTTTTAGGTTCAGTTTTTACCTTTTTTTCCTTAGAAGGTTTAGCCTCTTTAACAGGTTTAGCTTCCTTTGTTTCTTTAGCTTTAACAGGTTTAGGTTTTACACTACCTTTTGAACCAAATCTTGCAGCACGGCTCCCTTTTGCAGGTTTGTCTTTATTTTTCTCTATTATTTCCAAACATTGTTCTAGAGTCAAACTATCAATATTGTCTTTAAATTTTTTAGGTAATTTAATGTTTTGATCACCTTTATATTTAATGTATAGTCCATATGGACCTGTTTTAATAGTAATATCATCATTCAATTTCTTGTCTTTTGCATTGTTTGCCAATTTATCAGCTTTTGCTTTTACATAATAATCAATAATCTTTTGTGCTTCTGTGATAGTAATTGTTTCTGGATCTAGAGTTATTTTTGGATTAGCAGTTATATAGTTTTCTATTGAATAGCTAGTATCACCATGCTGAATATAAATATTCTTAGCCTTTTTAATCATTATCGGGTGTGTGTTATAAATTCCTAGATTCTTAGGAAAGATTAGAAGCGATAATGCTTTTTCTAGTGTCATATCTTCAAATGATGATGAGAAATTGGCAAAACGGGAGTCTTTTTTTACTGGGTTTTCCTCCACTATAAGAAAGCCCTTTTTAGATTTTATTGCTACAATAGGTAAATTATTTGCTGGATTAACACCAAGATTGCGTCTAGATGCTGTATTGGCTTTTGGGTCAGCAGATTTTAGTTCTTTACGTGCTTTAATGTTTTTCGAAAGTTCGTCTATGATTGGGGTTAATTTTAAATATACAGAATCAACAACTTTATACCAAATTGCCTTGCCTTCTGCTATTTCGTCGAGGAGGGATTCTGTGGTTTTAATAAAATCATAGTTTAATACTTCAATAAAATTTTTAACTAAGAAACTATTAACCATTATTCCCAATGATGTAACTGTTAATTTATTTTTATCAGATGGTAGCATAATATTTTTAGTTTCTGTATTTATTATATTAGGAAATTTATAAGTAAGTCTAGTAATATCTACTTTTTTAGAAGGTATTGTAGTTTTTATTACATATTCTCTTTGAGTTTCTTGAATTTTCTTTATCATAGATGCATAAGTGGACGGTCTTCCTAACGACATAGACTCCATCTTCTTTATTAAACTAGCTTCATTAAATCTTGATTCTTTTGGCTTTGTATATTTTTCAATGGTATCCATATCTTTAACAAAAGTTGAATCTCCTTTTTTCAAATTATCAAATATTTTCTCTAAATAATCAGACTGTTTTATTCCTTTATTTTCATTATTTTCATCATTATTATCATCATCATTATCTTCATTATCATCTTCTTCATTATTATCTTCATTATCTTCTTCATCATCTTCTAATTCTTCACCATCAACTAATGTTTTAGTATTATTTTTAGATTTATTTTTAGATTTATTATACATATTCATTACTTTCATATAACCATCATATAAAATTTTAGAATGTTTACCTACAAAAGTTAAACTATCTTTTTTATTTGGTATTTCGCCAATTTTAACTGTTTTATTTTGTAATTTACACGGGGTCATCTGTGAGGCAACTGTACGTTTCCATATGAGTTTATAGAGACGTTCATGTTGAATATTAAGACCTGTAATATCTAATACTGAAGTTTTATTTACATCAGTTATTCTTATTGCTTCATGACTTTCTTGACTATTTGTATTTTTGTTCTTATAAACAAATTTTCTATAGTATTCAGACCCATAATTACTTTCAATATAAGTTTTAACACTTTTCATACATTCCTCGGATAAAGACACTGAATCACTCCTATGGTACGAAATCAAGCCATTTTCATATAATTTCTGCGCATTACGCATACAAACTTCAGGATTCATATTAAGTTTATGGGCTTCTTGTTGTAATGTTGATGTTGTTAATGGACTCATTGGATTACGAATACTTTCAGTTTTATCTAACTTTAAAATATTAAATTTAATTTTATCATTACTACAATTTTCATATAGTTTATCAACAATTGTTTTATCTGTAATATTTTGTTCGCATGTAGTTTCAATTATATTAGATGATGTATTCTTAGTAAGTTCTTTTTTATCTAATACAAAAGAACATTGTATTTTATAATAAGATGTCGAATTGAATTTTGATATTGCATCTTCTTTATCACATATTAAGCGTAAAACACAACTTTGAACTCTACCAGCTGATAATGTGAAATTAGAATATTCTTTATGTAAAGCTGGACTTACTGTATACCCTATGATTTTATCGAGAACCATTCTAGCCATCTGTGTTTGAACTCGATTCATATCTATTTTTCCTATATTATTAATTGCATGAAGAACTGAAGATTTCGTTATTTCTGTAAAAGTTGCTCTATGGCGATCTGCTGGTTTAATATTGCAAACTTCTGCCACAGAAAAAGCTATCGCTTCACCTTCAACATCAGCGTCTGCACAAAGTATCACTTTTGCACTGCTTTTTATATGTGTTTTTAAATTTGCAATAACTTCTTTCTTATCTGGCATATTTATATAGATAGGATTGTAATTATTTGCCATATCAATAGACATATTTTTGGGATCTAGACCACGAATATGACCAACACTAGCTATAATATCATAATTATCAGGCAATATAGATTTCAACTTTTTTATTTTTCCAGGGCTCTCAATAATGATAACAATAGACATTTTAGCTATTGTTTTATTTATTATATATAATAATATATTTTAGTTTTAAGTTTTTAATTTCAATTTTAAGTTTAATAAAAAATCAAAGAATTTAATCTATATATATCTATATATATATATAAAGAATGATTTACATAAGTGGTTTATTTTCTTTAATTATTCAATTTGTAGTTGGAATTATTGATTACATAGCAATAAATATAGAAGTAAACCCAAAAGATGAAATATTAAAGGATTTATTGAAAGTTGAACTTGTTGTTCAGATAATTGAATTTGCATTTTATATTTGGTTAATTAGCTATTTCAACAAAGTATCCAAAAATATAACTCCAGTTCGTTATATAGACTGGATGATTACGACACCCTTAATGTTGATTACATTATCAGCCTTTTTAAATCATGATGATAAAAATCCTATTAGATTAACAGATTTTTTATCTACTAATACCAGATCAATAATAATAATAGTTCTATTAAATGTGGGAATGTTATTCTTTGGTCTTGTTTCAGAATTTGGATACTTAAACCCTTATATAGCTACAGCATTAGGCTTTATTCCATTCATATTAAATTTCAAATATATTAAAGATACATTCTTGCAATCTTCTGATGATAAATTTAAGAATGCTTTATTTTATTGGTTTGTATTTTTCTGGTCTCTGTATGGTGTATTTGCTGTTATGAATTATACAATCAAAAATACTGGATACAACATATTAGACATATTTGCTAAAAATTTCTTTGGAGTATTTTTGGCATATATTGTATGGACAAAAGCAAAATCTAATAATAACACTGATTTAATTGAGGATAAGCCTATTACTAATACTATAATTACATCGATTTGAATTACCAGATGGTTAAATATGTACTAAATATAAATAAAAAAATTAAAAATAAAATAATAATCCACCTCAACGTGGAATATATATTACAACCTATTTCTCATATGAAGGAGGTTTTTTATCACAAACAGCAAAATTCATAGAAGCAATAGTTTCACATAGAATCCAACGAACTACTGCTACTATTACCATCCCATTTTCCTGTATCAATTAAAACATCATCATCAATTTGTAAATATTCTATAATAGATTTAAGACCTTTATCAATGCATTTTAAATTAGGACAACCTAAAATAATTAATCGTTTAATACCTTGTGGATATTTAACTATTTTAAATACATCACATTTCACTAATATAACAGAGGCAATATCTGTATACGTAATATCACAAATTTCACCATTATCATTTATAATTTTTTTAGTTTTACAAGGTAAATAATCGCACAAATTTAGTTCCTTATGCTTATTATTATCAAGTGTTAATTGCAATTTTGTAATATTTAAATATGATTGACCGTCAGCATGAATTTTTGCTATCATAGCTTCTTTCTTACGTGTTTCTTCTGCAATACGTTTTTCTTCTTCTTTTAATGCTTTTTCTCTTTCAATAAGTTCTTCTTTCATGCGTTTTTCTTCTGCAATACGGTCTAATTCATCTTGCTTTTGTTTAGCAATACGGTTTAATTCATCTTGTTTTTGTTTAGCAATACGGTCTAGATCATCTTGTTTTTGTTTAGCAATAAGTTCTTCTTTCTTGCGCTTTTCTTCTGCGATACGGTCTAGTTCATCTTGCTTTTCTTGTTCTTTTCTTTCAAAATGTTCAGTTATATCTTTGAGATTAATTTTTTGCAATTCAATAGAACTTATATTATGATTAGGTTCAAATATTTCAATATATTTTTTATCTTCCTCGATTAGTCTATTTATTTGTTTATAATATGATATATATCTATTTTCATTAGAATGACGATACATACCAAATATATTATTATTACATCCATCACGTCTAGGTTTAAGTGTTTCTAAATATTTATGTTCAGTAGTAGAAATGTGATATGATACATTTATTTTTTGTAATTTTTCATTATCTATTTTACAAAATAATTTATCACCTAATGAGTATAATAAAGATTTTGGTAATATAAATGATTTTTTAATATATTCTAAAATTTCTATAAAACTGTTATTATATCTATACTGAAAAGGATAAGAAAATAGTTCTTCTTTTGTAAAATTACTTTTATCACTAGAATAAGATTGTCCAACAGTATTCCTCCAACTATAACTATATATATCACCGTGAATATTAATATATTCAACAATTCCGTAATATTCAGTTCTTGAGTAATATTGTTCATTAATATGTTTTGAAGTTAAAGTTTTATTGAATCCAACAATTTTAAATTTTTTCAAATTTTCTTTAGACCCTCCACCATCTCTAATAATTTTTTCTTGTATAATTTCTAATTCTTCATCAGTATATATAGTATCGCTTGATTTTATCTTATCTATTTCATCTTGCTTTTCTTTAATAATAGAATCTTTCGCTTTTAATTCATAAGTGAGTCTAGATAACTCTTTATTTAATTCTAACATTTTTACTTGTATTTCATAAGTCATTTTAAGATATTATATATGAAAATATTGTGTATTATAATTAGTAAAATATAATTTATATATATAATTCAATTTTATATATCTAGATACATAACTAATATAAATTATAAAATCTAAATAAATAATATAAAAACTATTAATAAAAAATAATGTCAACACTCACAACACCAACAAATCCTACAACACCTAATCCTACAACAACCACAACACAAACAACAACCATCACAACACCCACTACAACACCCACCACTACAACTCTAAATATTGACGATATTGAAGATGAAATCAAATGTTATATAGATAAAATGAATAAAGATGTTGGGTTCTTTTGGTGGAAGCGTTATATATATTCAGCCTTTTGGCAAAATATTTCAACACCAATAAATCTTAGTATTGTTATCCTAACTGCATTTACTACTGGACAATCCGCCACATCTAACCTTATTTCTGCCAATACATCAACAATTTTGGGTGTTGTTACACTTTTTCTTTCAATATTTAATAGTTTTTTCAAACCTTACGAACAATTAAGTACAAACCAGAAACATTTACATGATTGGGCTGGATTAGGTGAAGAACTTGATGAAATATTTTATGACAAAGTTTATACAATTGATGAAAAACTGTTTAGATTAAAGAAAATAGAAAAATTATTTAAGAAAGTGTCAAATCTAAAACGCACTGATGAAAACAATTTTTTTATTGATTTATTATATTTAATTATTAGAAAGACTTGTATTGGGGGAAATATTAGGTGGAATCATATTACAGATAAAAAAGAAGTAATATGCAATAATAATAAAGCACAAAGATTAACTATGTCATCTAGTGTTAAGATGGATAAGAATATGGATAGCCCTTTGACAGTGAATAATACAAATAATCATACAAATAATCAAACACACATAACTATTATTGAAGATGAAGTATAAATAATAGTTTAATATCTTAATATCTTAATATCTATATAAAAATTATATAAAAAAATTAAACATTAAAAACTACAAATCTATATATTTACCAAGCAATTATATATCTACAACAAGGTTTATTAATTTGAATAATATTACTATCTGGAAAGTTATCATTTATTTTTTGTAATAAAAGATTTGTGTAAGATTCATATTTCATTATAAAATTAAAATTATGTTGACTAAATTCAATTTCATTATGTTTTATAACACCCAAAGTATTTGGTATTTGAAATGATTTTTCTTTTATATTTAAAATACATTCACCATTAAGAAGATTTTGATATTTACATCTTAAATCAAATTGTGATTCATTTTTTTTATTTAGTGCATCTTGAAAAATTTGATAAGAAATTTGTTTGAATTCATTTATTATAAATTGAGATATACTTTTATCTTTAATTATTTTATGGATACTTCTTAACTCTTTTTTATATATTGGAAATCCATATGATTCATTTTTAGGTATATTTTTAGGTATATTTTTAGGTATATATAATCCATATACAAATACACATTCTAATAATATTAATAATAAAATTATATACAACTTCATTTTATATTTAATTATATTTCTAATTATATTTCTAGTTAACATCATTAATAAATTCAATTTTTAAAATATATCATCTAGATACATAATTGTAATTAAAAAATCCAATATAAAAATATAATTATAATTATTACTATAAAATGGATAACAAAAATGATACAGACTCAGAAAATGATGATTCTACTCAAACATTAATTCAAATAATGCAGGAAAAAGAACAATTTATTCAATATATTAATGAACTTGAAAATATTGGTTGTGTTTATGATATAGAAGATATGGGAAATGAATCATCAGAACAAGAATATATTATGTACATAGAAGACCATTGCAAAGAGCTAAGAGAACTAATAAATAAATTATATCATACAAAGTTATATATAAAAAAAAATGTTAAAAATGTAAATAATGATAATGATAATGATAATCATATAGAATTTTATCGGGATAAATTGGAAGCTGATATGGCAAAAAATATGAAAAAATAAAACATAAATAAAACATAAATAAAATATAAATAAATAAAATATAAAAAAAAATATACATAGATTCACAATTTACAAATCATAATTCATATTCTTCACCAATACAATGTTTTATTAGAGAACTTAGATTTACCAAACCAAGAAAACATTTATGTTTTGTAGATTTTTCAATCATATTTTTAGAAATTTTTGGAACACCGAATGTTTCATTACTAGTAAACCATTCTAAATTTTTTTTTGAAAATTTATTATTATAACGTTCAAAATTTTGTATTATTGAATTAATCTGTATATCATTTGCATTAATATTATATCGATTCTTTAATAACTCAAGTCTTTTTTGAATACATTCATTTATTATGCTTTGTTTTATTGATGGTTTTTGAACAGTTGATTGTGTATCTTTAATAAGTGTAAAATTGCTAATACTACTATTAAATTTACTATTAAGTTCATCAATAATTAAACTTGTAATATCCATTATATTGAAATCAACATCGAATGGTTTTAAAATATTAAATTTACGGAATAGTTTTTTGCTTTCTGGACTTTCTGGATAATCACTATTATAGATACATACTCTAATATCAATATTAAATTTGTTATTATTTTTAAATATATTTCTTAATGCAATTCTGCGATGATGACCATCAAATAATTCAATTAATGTTGATTTATCTTTAGATTCGTGTTCTTTATATTCAACTAGTGAAAACTCAGCTCCCAGTAATGGACTATCTTCGGTAAGAAGTTCAGTTTCTATATTTTTACAATGTTCTAATTTAATTGGTAAATTTAATCCATAAGTTTTTATATTTTTACAAAATTTCTTTACATTTTCACTACCTTTTATATGGTATGTAGTAAATCTAGAATTAGTATATGTAGGTAATCCTAGAAGTTTATTCTTATATAATTTATATTCTGGCGACTCTATTGTATATAGTTTTTGTTCTTGTTCAGATTCATCTATTTCTTGTTCTTCATTCATATCTTCGAATTCATAAAATTCATTATCAGAATTATAATTATTACTATCACTATCACTATCACTACTATTACCAATATTTTCTAATTCTAGAGACATTTTTAGGATTGAGTTAAACTATTTATTTTTTATAATTATTAAAAAAATATTAAATAAAATTCAATTTTATATCTAGTTATGTATCTAGAATCACAATTTATAAAGAAACTCAAAAAAATCAAAACTCAAAATATCACTTATCTAAAAATCCACTCATATACAATTAACAATCACCAAATATTTTATCATGTTCATATTTTATAATTTTTTGACATATTAATTTTGCAGGATGATATCTTGCGTTTTTATAATATTTTTGTATTTTTAAAAATTTTTCTATTTTTTCTAGATACAAAAGTATATCTTTATTTTTTTCAAATGTGTCTGTTTCAAAAGGAGGACTAATTGACATTGTGCTATTTGAAAAATAATACCAATATTCTATTGGTAATAATTCAAAATTATCAGCAGTATAATAAATTGGTTTACTCGGCAAAATATAATGCGGAACTAGATATTTTACAACTGATATATTTTCGTGTAAAATATCGTGATAGTCTCTTGTATGAATTGACAAATCACGTAGCCGTTCTCCAGATATTGCTAAACAAAGCAATTCTTTTTCTAAACCTTGTTCTATAAATAATTCAATAAGACAAGTATGTTTTCTTAATTTATTATTTATTATTTCATTACGCGACCAATATAGTTCATGGTTTAATAATATATATGTAATCACCAATACTTCTGGTGTTATTTCACCATTTGTTTTCATTTCTTTAATAGTTTATTAGAATTCATATTCATATTTATATTTACAATTATAATCATATTCACAATCATATTCACAATTATATTCATAATTATAATTATATTCTTCATTTAATAATGCATTAATTAATTTTTTACAATTTTTTAATAAAATTCCTCCAATAATAATTGTATTTTTTATATGATATACATCAAATTTCATTTTATTTAATATATTATCATCAAAATTACGAGTCATAAATTCAATAATTTCAAGAATGTCTAATGTATTTAGTAGTTCCATGGTTTTATTATTATGGGATTATGATTGGAATGTATTGAAATTGTATTTGTATTATTTATTATTTCATTTTCAATTTTTAAATTTTATTTTTATAAAAAAATAATTAATATATATAGTAAATATATATAGTAAATATATATAGTAAATATATATAGTAAATATATATAGTGATAATAAATAAAAAATGAATAAAAAAAATACTAAA